ACTTAAGAAAAAGGCTGTAGCAAAGACACGTTCAAGCGGGGAAGAACACAAACATAAGCTTAAGAGATCATATCACTTAAGTAGAGTTCAACAAGCAGGCGGAACCTTATACCTTGAGTTTTGGAACTCGTCCCCGCATTTTCACTTAATTGAACGAGGACACAGAATAGTTGGCAAAAATGGCGTTCAGTATGGTTTTCAGCCCGGTGTGCACATGGTTGAGCAAAGCGTTGGAGAACTGAACGAAGAAATGCCCGAAGACTTAGAAAAATGGCTCGACGAAGTGTTTAAGGAGTTGAAGTAAATGCTTACCTTAGTTGACGTAAAAGCTGCAATAAACACCTTGTTAAAGGACAAATACGGTTATAAAGTTTATGGTAGAGAAGTAAAGGAGGGTTTTGAAACACCTTCCTTCTTCGTAGAACTATTAGTTGACGGAATGAACGCAGAAAACGTTAACTTTACGTCTAATACGCTAACAGTAATTATTACGTACTTCCAAAGTGAGCCCTCAGACCTTGATAACATCAAAAAATATGACGGCATTAAGGCTTTGTTCATGCCTAAACTCGTGGTTAAAGACCGGCACCTCACAACCAGTAATTTCCGCTATGAATACGCAGACACAGACTTTATGCAGATATACTTTGATCTTAACTACTACGACGGAACTACGAAAGACGAAGGGGATGCACCTTTAATGGAAAAGATTTACCTTAACTTAAAAGGAGGAGAACAATAATGGGTTTACCGAACATTCAAATTATATTTAAGACGCTTGGAATTAGCGCAATACAGCGTGGTGAACGTGGCGTTGTGGCGCTAATTCTAAAAGACGTAGTGCCAAGCACTAACCCTATAGTTATGGATGGTGTGGAGGATATTCCAGCGACTCTAAGCGCAGCTAATAAAGAGCAAATACAATTGGCTTTTATGGGGTATGTCAACCCGCCAAAACGAGTTATTGCTTACATTTTAGATACTGAAGCTACAAGTTACGCTGACGCGCAGAACTACCTTGAAACTATCAAGTTCAATTACTTAGCTGTGCCTGATATTGCCCCAGCAGATACTGCGGCGTTTGCTACGTGGGTGAAGTCGTGCAGGGATACAAAAGACCTTCGTTTTAAAGCGGTGTTACCACACACGGTAGCTGATCATGAAGGAATAATTAACTTTGATACGGATGACATAGTAACTGCTGACGGAACTTACACAGCAGCACAGTATTGCAGTAGAATAGCAGGTATATTAGCAGGAACACCTCTATATATGAGCGCTACGTTTGCCCCTTTACCCGAAGTGCTGGACGTTCCGCACCATACAAAGACGGAGTTTGACGCTCTAATTGACGCTGGGAAACTTGTGCTAATGAATGACGGCGAGAAGGTCAAGATAGCAAGAGCTGTAAACAGCCTTGTAACTACGACACAAGATAAAGGAGCTGATTTTAAAAAGATAAAGATAGTTGACATTATGGATCAGATACACGACGATATTAAAACCACTGCCAATGACAATTACGTTGGAAAGTATGCTAACAATTATGATAACAAGTGCTTGCTTATAACGGCTATTAACGCTTATCTCGACGAATTAGCGAACCAGAACCTATTAGAACGAGGGCGCAACAGTGTCGCTATTGACGTTGAAGCCAACAGAATATATTTAGAAAGTCACGGCATTGATACTAGTACTATGAAAGAACAGGACATTAAAGAAGCTAATACTGACGCAAACGTGTTTCTAACTGGCACGCTAAGCATTCTAGACGCCATGGAAGACATTACATTAACTCTTTACGTGTGAGGAGGGTTGTAAATGGACACTTATAAGCCTGAACAAGTTATAAACGGTACTTGGGGCGAGGTATGGGTAAACAACACATACTTAGCCGAGGTTACTGGGTTACAAGCTACGATCACATTAACTAAAGAAGACGTAAACATGACCAGAAGGCTAGCTAAGGGCTCTAAGGTTACGGGCTATGAAGGCAAAGGAACAATCAAGTTGAATAAGGTATCTTCATTTTTCATTAAGCTGCTCAATGACGACATGAAGCGAGGTAAACAAACTCCGTGCACGATTATATCTAAACTTTCCGATCCTGACGCTGCGGGCTCAGAGAGGATCGTTATAAAGGATGCTGTATTCGATGTGCTGCCGCTGGCAAACTGGGAAGCTAAGAAAAACGGTGAAGATAGCTTAGACTTCACCTTCAGCGACTGGGACATCTTGGATACTATATGAGGGTATTAGCGTGAATATCGTAGAGAAGCTCTTAAAAATGGACGCAGGGCAGTTGAAAATGCCCGAGAAAGACGTTAAGCTTAAACTGGGTAAGTTAAAGGGCGAAGAGGTTACTTTTCACTGCAAAGGTGTTCCACCACAGCAGTTCTCAGAAATACAAGAAAACGCTATTGAACTACGCAACGGAGACATACGCAGGATTAACATGTATCAGATGAAGGTTATGACAATTATAGAAGGCGTGCCAGATGTTTTTAAGAATAACGAGCTGCTTGAGCACTTCGGCTGCCCTACACCTAAAGAGTTAGTCGGCAAGTTGCTTTTACCAGGTGAAATTGATGAGCTTTATAAAACGATTAGCGAACTTTCAGGTTATGAAAGCGAGGAAGAAATAAAAAACTAATTGAAACGGATGGGGAGGTTCAAACCGCTTACCTTCTCTTCCGTTTCCATAACGTGCTACCGTCAACGTACTATAACTGCAAGGCTGGCGAAAGGCGCATTATACATGCCTTCCTAGAGAAGGAAATAGAGGAACGCAATAAGGCAGGTGATATAACGATTGGCTAAGGTAATCGATGCAGTGCTACAACTAAGGGATGAGTTCAGCGCTACGCTAAACAATGCTACAAAGGGTCTTGAGAATACAGCTAAGCAGATGCAACGCACAGGGAAGGCTGTGCAGAATACAGGTAGACAGATAAGTAATGTTGGGAATACGCTTATGAAGGGCGTTACCTTACCAATCGTTGGCGCTGGGGCTGCCTTAACCAAGTTGGCAATGAACTTCGATGATGCATATGACAAGATACGTGTAGGAACTGGAGCCACTGGAGAAGCGCTTAAAAACCTTGAGAAGGACTTTGCGGCTGTTTACAAGTCTGTGCCTGCTTCGATGGACGATGTTAGCACTGCTATAGCGGACTTAAACACAAGGCTCGGCATATCAGGAGAACCGTTACAGCAGCTATCTACTCAAATTATTAACTTGAGTAAAATAACGGGCACTGACTTAGCTACAGTTATACAATCAAGCACACGAATGTTTCAAGACGCAGGCATTAAACAGGAGGAATATGCTGAGGCTTTGGATTATACGTTCAAAGTATCGCAGCAAACAGGCATAAGCGTTGATAGGTTGCAGCAGCTAATGGTTCAGTTCGGAGCTCCGTTAAGGCAGCTTGGTTTTGACTGGCAAACGTTGGCAGCTATGCTTGGTAAATTCGAAAAAGAAGGCGTAAACACCGAGCTGGTTGTTGGTAGTTTGAGAATTGCATTAAGCAAAATGGCTAAAGAGAAGATTAAAGACCCTTCTCAGGCTTTAAGTAAGGCCATAAAAATGATTAAAGAAGCTGGAAGCGCAGGGCGAGCTAACGCAATAGCATTAGAAATATTTGGAGCACGCGCAGGCGCTGACATGGCGGCAGCTATTAGAGAAGGCAGACTTGACTTAGACGAGTTGCTTACTACTCTAAAAAATAGCCCAGAAACTATTAACAAAGCAGCGGAAGAAACGTATGACTTTCAAGAGAAGTTTACAATGCTTAAAAACCAGATCGCATTGGGGTTGCAGCCAGTAGCTATGAAACTATTCGATACAATAAATAACTTGGTGCCGACCTTTCAGCGTTTCGTTGATGTAATAGTTAAACTTGGGGATAAGTTTGCAAGCTTACCACCAGCGCAGCAGGATACAATACTAAAATTAGTGGCGCTAGCTGCTGCAACAGGGCCCGTGCTAAAGGTGTTTGGAAGTGTTGTTGGATCAGTAGGTGGCGTTGTTAGAGGGATGGGTAACTTGGGCAAGAGCATGAAAACTGCTGGAGGTTTAATGAAGTTGGTGCTTTCACCAGCGAATTTAGTCGTGCTCGCCATTGTAGCGGTTGTAGGGGCAATTGTACTTCTAATTAAATATTGGGGGCAGATATCCACATTCTTCAAAAACCTATGGCAGAGTTTCAAGCAGACGCTTGGTATAACAGAGCAGACTGGACAGACATTCACTAAGGTGTTTGGCGCTATCGGTAACGTTGTTAAAACTGTTATTAGCGCTATGGTTTCGGCGTTTCAATTCTTAGCTCCCATCATTGGAACGGTGTTCAGCGTAATTATTGGTATCGTTACAATCGCAGTTAAAACTATAACTAAACTTATCGGAGGCATCATAGAGGTTATAGGCTCTATAATAAACTTCCTTTCTCCTATAATTACACCTATCGTTGAATTTATCAAAGGGCTCTTGAACGGCGTTATCAATATGGTTAATACAATTATCAGAGCGATGAACAAGCTACATTGGAAAATACCTGAGTGGATACCTATTATGGGTGGTAAAGAGTTTGGCTTTGACATTCAAGAGATACCGATGTTGGCTAAAGGAACTAATTACTTCCCTGGTGGTTACGCTATCGTTGGTGAATATGGGGCTGAGTTGGTGCAGTTACCGAGAGGGAGCAGGGTTATCCCTTCAGCAAAGACTGAGCAGATAATCAATAACAGCAATAGCAGAGCGAGTAACGTTACCATAAATGTTAACAAACTTGCTGATCAAGTTGTGGTAAGAGAGGAAGCAGATATCGATAAAATAGCCGATGCTTTCGTAAATAAGCTTCAAAAAGTTGCTTTGAACTACGGAGGTGCTTCGTAATGGAGTATTGGCTTAGCTTTAACAACAATGCTGAGAGGTTACAGCTACCCGTTGCACCTTCTGAGTTTACGCTAACGCAGGGCAATGTAAATACTGTGATAAATGTTTACAATGTTGGCGAAGTGAACCTCATCGGCAAGGGTAAATTAGCAGAAATAACGCTGCAATCGTTCTTCCCTGCGCAAGAATACGACTTTTGTGCTTACACTGGCTTTCCTAAACCTTACGACTGCGTAAAGATGATAGAAAAGTGGAAGAACAGCGGTAAACCGATACGGCTAATAATAACTGAGACACCCATAAACTTAGCATGTGCGATAGAAAACTTTTCTTATACTGAGCAGGATGGCACTGGCGATGTGTATTTTACCTTAGAACTAAGGGAATATCGCTTTGTGAACGTGCAAAAAGCTGGCACTACGACTGGAGCAGCTACTGTATCTAAGCGTGAAGTAACCAAGGAAACACCCAAAACATACGTAGTAAAGGCTGGGGATACGTTATGGGATATAGCAAAAAGGTTGACTGGAAATGGCGCTAATTACAAAGCTATTGCAGCTAAGAATAACATAAAAGACCCTAACAAGATTTACCCTGGGCAAAAGTTGGTGCTACCGTGAAGGTGCAGCTAATCGGCGACACCGTTACTGACATATCAGAGCTTGTTACAAGCATTACTTGGTCGGGAGATTACCAGCAGGCAGCGAGAAGGCTTGAGGTAAGTATCGTTGCTTCTCCTACTGATTATTACCTTCCGAAGGTAAACGTAGCACTTGGCAACATGCTAAAACTTTTAACCGATGACGGCAAAGAACTATTCAGAGGCTATGTTTTTTACAGAGAACGCACAACGCTTGGCGTAAAGCTTACTGCATATGATGGCTTAGTGTATTTAACCAAGTCTAAAGGCACATATAACTTCAAGAAAATGACGGCTGAGGCTATAACAAAAAAGGTTGCTGGAGACTTCGGCATACAAGTTGGAGAGTTAGCGAGCACTGGAATTGTGCAAAGCTTCATTGCTGATAGCCAAAGGATATACGATATCATTATGCAGGCTTACAGCGGAGCATCGAAGCAGAACGGCAAGAAGTATATGCCGATCATGAAGAACGGAAAGCTAAACGTTATCGAAAAAGGCAAGGTAAAGGTGAAATATCTTTTATCTTCTGACATGAACATCCAAGACGCTTCATATTCAGAAAGCATCGAAGATATGATAAATAGAGTGAGGATATACGATGAAAACAAGAAGCTTGTGGGAACTGTAGAAAATGCGGAGTGGGTTAAACTTTACGGTGTGCTACAAGACGCATACGTTAAAGAGAAGGATAAGGACGCGCAAACAGTTGCTAAGAGCATGTTAAAAGGCGTTGAACGTTCAGCTTCTCTTATGGGAGTATTGGGCAACGTTGAGTGCATTACTGGATACGCAGTTACTGTAAAAGAACCTTATACAGGCTTAAACGGGCTATTTTACATAGATAATGACACACATACTTGGCAGGATGGACAATATACGATGAGTTTAGGGTTGAATTTTCAAAACGTGATGGACGTTAAAGAAATTCAGGAGGTGGGACAGAGCAGTGAATCCATACAGCGAAATAATAAAGCTGATACAGATATATGGAGCGAGCTACAATCCACCAGCGATTGAGATAGGCGAAGTCGTTGCGCCACCACCTAATATTGCAGTGCGTGTAGGAGATCTACAGATAGACAAAGATAACATTTTAATAGCGGATTACCTGTTATCCGATTACGAGCGTGAAGTTAGTGTAGATGAAACGAGCGAGGCGGGAACTATAACTGAGATCATAACAAGAGAACCTTACACTGAGGCTACGCATGAAATTGCAAAGTATAACTTAACAGGCTCAATTAAATTTAAGGATACGCTACGACAGGGCGATCTTATTGCGGTGCTATCCACCGCAGACAGACAAACGTATATAATATT